CGCAGCCAAATATTACAAGCGTTGGTACATTAACTTCTCTTGCTGTAACCGGAAATGCAACAGTCGGTAACTTGCTTGGACCACACGCAAATGGAAACTCAAATGTCAACATTCCTGCTGCAAATGGCAACGTCAATATCTCAGCCGTAGGTAATGCAAATATTGTAGTAGTAACGGGAACTGGCGCAAACGTTGCTGGAACATTGAATGTGACCGGCAATGCTAACGTCGGTAACTTAGGGTTAGCAACAGGTATCTTTACTACCGCAGCTAACGTACCGCTAGTGCAAAACGGCAATAGTAATATCTCTATTACTGCGAACGGTAATATTACTCTTTCTGCAACAGGCACGCCCGCCGAGATTACTATCACAAGTACTGGAATCAACGTTGCTGGAACGTTAAACGCTAATGGTAATGCTAACGTAGGTAACTTAGGTACTGCTCAAGTTCTTGCAACTGCGAACGTGACTGCTCCGCAACTAATCTCAAATGTTGCTGCTGGTACTGCTCCGTTTGTAGTAACATCTACCACAGTTGTTCCTAACTTGTATGTTGCTCGTGCAAACATTGCTGATTTTATCAGTGTAGCTGCTGGAACAGGAAATAACTTCCTCATATTCGCAAACGCAGCAACGGGCAACATATCAGAACTAACAAGCACCGGTCTTACTGCTAACTTATCTAATAACTCTATCACAGCAACTACATTCGTTGGTGCATTGAGTGGTGCTGCTACGAGCGCAACCACAGCTGGTACTGTAACAACTGCGGCGCAGCCAAATATCACCTCAGTTGGTACATTAACTTCTCTTGCTGTAACTGGAAATGCAACAGTCGGTAACTTGCTTGGACCACACGCAAACGGCAACTCAAACGTAAATATTCCTGCTGCAAACGGCAATGTCAATATCTCAGCAGTTGGTAATGCTAATGTGCTTGTTGTTACCGGTACTGGAGCAAACATCACCGGTACTGCTAACGTATCCGGAAATCTTTCTGCTGGTAATATCATAACAGGATCAGGCACAGGTGGTAACATCTCTGGTGCTAATGTTATTACTGCTAACTTGTTCACCGGCACACTAACAACAGCAGCACAACCAAACATTACATCAGTTGGTACACTAACATCAGCGACAGTGACAGGTAACGTTGCAGCAGGTAACTTAACTACAACTGGTATACTTAGTGTAACAGGCACAGGCGTAAGCAGCATTGCTGGTAATTTGGATATGACTAGCAATACAATTATCAATCTTGCTACTCCAACTGCATCAACCGATGCAGCAACCAAACAATATGTAGACGATGTTGCTCAAGGTTTGAATATTCACCCTTCTTGTAACGCGGCCACAACTACTACACTTGCAACTATTTCAGGTGGTACAGTTACATATAATAACGGTACAGCTGGTGTAGGTGCAACACTAACTACAACAGGTTCATATACAACTATTGATGGTGTCACACTATCAGACGGAATGCGTATTCTTGTTAAGAACGAAGCAACTCAAGCAAATAATGGTATCTATGTAAGAACAAGTGCAACAGTGTTGACTCGTGCTACTGATTTTGATACTGCTGTTGAAATCGCAGGTGGTGACTTCACTTTCATCACCGCCGGTACAGTATATAATTCAACTGGTTGGGTGCAAATTGACGAAGTTACTACTGTCGGCACGGATCCAATAGTTTGGGAGCAGTTCTCAGGTGCGGGAACCTATCAAGCAGGAACTGGTTTAACACTAACTGGTTCAACGTTTAGTGTAAATGCAAGTCAGACACAGGTTACCGCTGTCGGTACACTAACCGGACTAAACTCAAGCGGCACTATAACAGCCCCGGCATTCACTGCTAACTCCGGCGTATTTACAGGCAATGGTAGTGGACTAACCGCTCTTACTGGTGCTAACGTAACTGGTACAGTTGCTAACGCAACTTTTGCAACTAGTGCAGGTACAGCTGGTACAGTAACAACAGCAGCACAGCCTAATATTACGAGTGTGGGTACATTAACATCACTAGCTGTAACAGGTAACGCAAGTGCAGGTAACCTAAATACTGCCGGAGCAGTAGTAGCAAGTACGCTGACTTCAAATGTTGCAACTGGTACTGCTCCATTAACAGTAACAAGTACTACCCGCGTTGCTAACTTGAATGTTAATTATGCAAATGTCGCGGACTTCATTAGCGTAGCGGCTGGAACAGGTAATAACTTCCTTATCTTTGCAAATGCGGCAACAGGTAATATAACAGAACTAACAAGCACAGGCCTTACTGCTAACTTATCAAACAATTCTATTACTGCTACAACATTCGTCGGCGCTCTATCAGGAGCTGCAACAAGTGCCACAACAGCAGGTACAGTAACAACAGCCGCTCAACCAAACATCACTAGTGTGGGTACGCTTACATCATTAGCAGTTACCGGTAATGCTAACGTTGGTAATTTAAATGCAACTACTGCGGTTGTTGCAAGTACATTAACATCAAATGTTGCAACAGGTACTGCTCCGTTGACAGTAACTTCAACAACTCGTGTAGCTAACTTGAATGTTAACTATGCAAACGTTGCTGACTTCATTAGCGTAGCTGCTGGAACAGGAAATAACTTCCTTATCTTTGCAAACGCAGCAACCGGAAACATAACAGAACTAACAAGTACTGGTCTTATTGCTAACTTATCAAACAATTCTATTACTGCTACAACTTTTGTCGGCGCCCTATCAGGAGCAGCAACTAGCGCAACTACTGCTGGTACTGTAACAACAGCAGCACAACCAAACATCACTTCAACTGGTACGCTAACAAGTTTAGGTGTAAGTGGTACTGTTACTGCATCAGCGTTTACTGCTAATACAGGTGTATTCACTGGTAATGGTAGTGGATTAAGTGCTATTGCCGGTGCTAATGTCACTGGTACTGTAGCAAATGCGACATTCGCAACTTCAGCAGGTACTGCTGGTACTGTAACAACAGCAGCACAACCAAATATCACAAGCGTTGGTACATTAACATCATTGGGTGTAAATGGAACTATTACTGGTACTAGACTAATTTCAAACATTGCTACTGGTACTGCTCCATTAACAGTAACTTCAACTACGCAAGTAGCAAACTTAAACGTTGCTCAATCAGGTGTTACTGATACGATAAGTGTAGCGGCCGGTACAGGTAATAACTTTATTGTCTTTGCAAGCGCAGCAACCGGCAATGTTAATGAACTCACCAGCACAGGTCTCACTGCTAACTTATCAAACAATTCTATTACTGCTACAACGTTTGTTGGTGCATTAAGCGGCGCTGCTACTAGTGCAACCACAGCCGGTACTGTAACAACTGCTGCTCAACCAAACATTACGTCTGTCGGTACACTCACTGGTTTGACTTCAAGTGGCGCAGTAAGTATCACAAACAGCACTGCGGCGACAAGCAGAACTACTGGTGCGCTAATTGTCACAGGCGGTATTGGTGCAAACGCAAACAGCTTCTTCACAAACTTAAACATTGCAAGTAATATTGCTTACGTATCACCTAATGCTGCAAATACTATCAACAGCACAATGCTCAATGGCGGTACATTAGCTTGGTCAGGTAACGCAGGACAGTTGTTCAGTATTACAGATAGCATGACCGGCAACATCTTTACAGTTAACGATGTTTCTGGTATCCCAATGATTAGTGTTGATGCTGGCGGCAACATTCAGTTTGCAGCATCAGGTGGCTTTGTATCATATGGTGTCACTACAGGCATTACAGCAGCAGGCTCGACACAGGGTACTGCTACTACACTAACTAGACCGATCAACGTAGTAAGTACGGTAAGTGCAAGTACTGGTGTTATTCTTCCAACTGTTCCGGCTGGCGCCAGAATCCTTGTTATGAACACAAGTGCTACTGCATTGAATGTATATCCTCCTTCTGGTGCTGCTATCAACTCTGCTGCAACTAACGCTGCTTATGCACAACCAGCAGGCGCAAGACTAGAGTTTGTCTCAGTTTCAGCAACACAATGGTATACGCTAAACGCTACATACGGATAATAGTTATGGCTATTTCGTATAATCCAGGAATAGTTACTTCTAACTTAATTGCTTGTTTTGACCCGGGTAATCTTAGAACTTATCCAGGCTCAGGAACCACTATTAGTGACGCAAGTGGCAACGGATACACCGGCACACTAGTGAACGGTCCTACTTATAGCTCAGTTAACGGTGGAGTATTTGTTCTAGATGGGGTAAACGACTACATAGATATTCCTGGACCTAATATGGCATCAACTAATTATACTATAATTGGTGCAGCGAGATACGCAGTAGCAGGCGGAAGAACCTTTTCCGGCAGAAACAACAATTGGCTAATGGGGCAATGGGGTACTACTACTGAAAACTATTATGCTGAAGGATGGGTATCTGGAGTTGCCTCCGGGGCCAGTGATACTAATTGGAGAATCTATGCAGCAACTGGCAATATTGCATCTGATTCATATAGCATGTATACAAATGGTGTGCTTACTGCCGGCCCAAGCACCGGAGGGAGCCAAGGCCCTAACGGTTTAGGAATCGGCTGCTATTTTCCGGGACTCAGTGAATTTTCTAATTCTCAGATAGGAATCTTGCTAATATACAACACAGTATTAACTGAGGCTCAGATTATACAAAACTTTAACGCTTACCGAGGGAGATACGGAATATGAGTATTTCGTATAACTCCTCAATTGTAACTAATGGTTTACTATTCTGCGTAGATGCAGCTAATCCAAGAAGTTATCCTGGTTCGGGAACTAATTGGTTTCAATTGAGTGGCAGTAATAATACCGGTTCTATCGTAAACGGTCCCACGTACAATTCTGCTAACTTAGGGTCGCTATCTTTTGATGGTGTAGACGATTATGTAGATTTCTCAGCTAATTTAGGAACTATGGCAACTTATACTATTATGTTTTGGGCAAAGCGAGACGCTGAAAACAGAATGCCAGTAGCAGCAAGAACCAATGCTTCATTTTATTGGTACGGTGACAATAGTTGGTTCTACACTCACGGGGGAGCAACCGGAGAATACTATTATAGCAAGCCTACAAGTATCCCACTCGGAACTTGGGGATGTTATTGCGTATCTTATAACGGTTCAAATGTATCAATATATCGGCAAGGTGTTTATCAGGGTCAGCAATCAACTACCGGAACTGCTGATTGGTCAGTTGGATTACGAGTAGGCTGGTGGCAACCCGGAGGAGCATATGCTTGGCAAGGTCTCATTTCAAACGTTATGATGTACAACACTGCACTAACTGCTGATCAAGTAACACAGAATTTCAATGCTACTAGAGGGAGATATGGATTATGATTTTAACAGAAGAAAACGGTCTAACATATGTTACGCTTGATTTGAGCGAAGCATCATCGTTAGACTTTGAACAGATAGAACAAACATCAATTGATACGCTTCGTATCAGTGTAGATGGAACTAAAACAATTGTCAAGTGGATATCTGCCAATGGTGTTCCTAGCTCAGTAGCAGCATTGACATCAAAAGGCCCATACATGACGCATGATGAAGCACTAGAACTAATGTCCACTGAAGCCTGGACTATTGATATTCCTTTGGTATAATATATGGCCCTAGCGCATTCCCCTTCTATAGTAACTACCGGGCTAGTATTATGTGTAGATGCGGGCAATCCTAGATCATATTCGGGGTCGGGTACACAATGGAATGATGCTACAAGTAGTGGTTTTAATTTTGCTCTAACTAATGGTCCCGTATATTCAAGTAGCAATTTGGGATCATTTACGTTTGATGGCGTAAATGACTTTGCAAGCGCAAGTGACAACACTGCACTTAACACACAAACTCCTACAGTTGAAGTATGGGTTAAGACAAACGCAACTACACAAAATGGATTCTGGTTCGAAAAAGGAACTGTAAATTCTCAATATGCATTGTTTCAAGAAGGCGGTTTGATACAATGGAGAATGAATATTGGGGGTGTCACAAATCTTTCTACAACTACTGCATCATTTATGAATACATCTAATTGGTTTCAGGTTGTAGGGACTTATACATCTGGTAGTAGAATACTTTATATTAACGGTGTCCAAGTAAATTCAGATGCACAAACCGGAACAATATCAACTAATGCAAGTGGGATGTACATAGGGTCTTATAACTCAGGCGGATATTACTATAATGGAGCATTATCTATTTGCAGAGTGTACAATAGAGTATTGTCAGCCGCAGAAGTGCTACAAAACTTCAACGCAGCACGAGGGAGGTACGGCATCTAATGGCACTCGGTCACTCTCCTTCTGTAGTTACTAATGGGTTAGTGTATTGCGCCGACGCTGGAAATCCTCGCAGCTATAGCCCTAATACATTTCCTATTCCGCTAGATATATTCGGTTGGAGTGGCACCTCTGCTTACGCAGCAACATTATCAAGAGACTCTACTACCTCACCTAGTCCAGCAGGTGGAATTCCCTTGAAGATGGCTATCTCTGGAGACGATCCACACATTGCCTCATATAATTCGTCACCTTATAATGTATCAACTGCTGCAAGCGGCCAAACTTGGACGGTAAGTGTGTATGTTAAAGGATCAGTTGTTACTACCGGCGAACTATTTATTTTTGGGGCGGACTCAGGCGGCGGCGACTTTACATTTCCTGATTACGGCGCTGGCAGCATCGCTATAACTACTGATTGGACAAGAGTAAGTTATTCGTTCACCTTCTCAAATGCAAACGTTGCTTTCATACAATTTAGATTAGACGGAACTCCTACAGGCGGCACCGGCACAAACATTTGGTGGGACGGTATTCAAGTAGAACAAGCATCAACTCCTTCTAGTTTTAATCCTATGAAAAATACTAACCGTTCTAATTTACTTGATAGAAGCGGTAACGCCTTCAATAGCACATTAACTAACGGACCAACTTATAATACATCTAATTTAGGTAGTATCGTATTTGATGGAGTTAATGATTTTTCTACCGTTACCCCGACACCGACAGTATTGCAAGGTAATCCTGATCTAACAGTTATGGGCTTTTACTACCGAACTGGTAGTTTCTCAAGCAAAGGTTTTTGGGGTATTGGCGGCTCAAATGCAGGTGGCACTGCACAAGGAATTTGCAATTGGAACTATAATAACACTAATGAAATCACAGTAGATAGTTGGGGTCAAAGTACTTTCACGACCGGACAAACTTATCCACTGAATACATGGATTGGTGTGGCGTGGAGAAAGGTTGCTGGTCCAATGACAAGAGCAAATTGTACTATTTCAATTTTTAACGGAACTATGACTAATTACACAGCAGGCGCACTAACAATCTTAAGAGCGGAAGCTGGAACTAATCTTGCTATAAATTCAATTGGTGGAATAACACTAGGTTCTATTAGTGTAGACACTGGCTACTGTTCTCCGGTTAATATATCTAATCATTATATCTACAGTAGAGTATTAACTGATACAGAAGTACTACAAAACTTTAATGCACTCCGTGGAAGGTATGGTATATAATGGCTCTCGCACATTCTCCTTCTATAGTTACTAATGGATTAGTACTTGTTTATGATATGAGCAATACGGGCCGTTCCTGGAAAGGCGCCCCCACTACAAACCTAGTACCAAACCCGTACGCTAATTGGAACGGATCTAGTTTTGTATTCGGTGGTTATAATTATGATGCTACCGGTACACAAACCTATACTTACGTCACAAATGTTTCAAATCCAATCGGTTCTCCCGCAGTAATGCAATATACTACCGGCACAACTGGCTATAAATATTGGGCAGTTCAAGGTACTGTAGCGACAACAGGCACTCATACCTTTTCGTATTATGCTAGAATCATCAGCGGCCCGACAGCTACCTCTAATCTTAGTAATAGTCAATTGTGGAGATCAAATGGAGTTGACCAAGCAGTTACTGGCGATTGGAATCCAACATATACTACTGAGTGGGTAAGATATTCAACTACTGGGCCGTGTACTGCGGGCACAGTGCTAGATTATTTCCCGATACATTCCGGCGGACTAACGGGTGGATATACAATTCAGTATTGTGGATTTCAACTTGAGCTTGGCACGTATGCAACACCGTTTGTCCCAGGTACAAGATCAAACACACAAGCATTATTAGACCCTACTGGTCAGGACATTATTACTGCGACAAGTTTGACATATCCATCAGATGGGTCGTTTAGCTTCAATGGATCAAATAATTACCTAACAGTGTCTACTTTTGCAACCAAACCAACAACTGCGATAACCTGCGAGTCTTGGATTAGACCTACTAAACCGACGGTAACAGGAACTATTAGAGGAGGATCAATTTCTTCAACTAACAGTATGTATTTGGGCATTATTGACTCGACTGACGGAGGAGTAACTTTTTCACTGCACTGGGCAAATCAAACATCCGTGAGTAGAGTAGCATCGTATAACGGCAGTGTTCCTAATAATGCATGGTCTCACATTGTGGGAACGTATGACGGGTCTATCATGAGGGCCTATTTAAACGGGGTGCAAATATATTCTGAAGCACAAACCGGAACAATACCCGATGCAACATATGTGTTAGGAACTTACGGCTTAGGCCTCACTGACGGCGTGCATAACTTTAATGGTTTATTACCTTTAAGCAGGATCTATAACAGAGCCCTAACAGCAACAGAAGTAATGCAGAACTTTAACGCATTACGCGGAAGGTATGGGGTATGAGTGTAGCATCTGGTCCAAATATTGTTGTTCCTATTGATACTGTCAGAGTCTTTGCAACCTCTGGAACCTTTACACCTGCGTTTACGGGAACAGTTGAAGTGTTAGTAGTCGCTGGCGGCGGAGCCGGCGGTGGCGGCATCGGAGGCGGCGGCGGTGGCGGCGGCGTAGTGTATATGCCTGCCGTGTCAGTTACTTCAGGAACTCCATATACTATTACTGTGGGTGCTGGCGGCACCGCAATAGTATATTCCAGTATCAGCGGCAGCGGAGGAGACTCTACTGCATTTGGAGCAACTGCTAAGGGAGGCGGAGGTTCCGGAGTACACGATTCAGGTGCCGGCGTAACTGGTGGTTCTGGCGGAGGCGCAGCATCAAATAACAGCGTATTAAATCAAGGCGGCACTAGCAGTGGAAATTCATTAGGTTCAAATACCGGAATAATTTACGGCAATCGTGGCGGAAATATGACAGCCGCCAGAACTAGCGGACCCACAGCAGCAGCAGGCGGCGGCGGCGCTGGTGCAGCAGCAGCAGACACTAATAGTAACACTGTTCAAAGTAGTCCCGGTAATGCAAACGGTCGCGGTGGAGCCGGCGTTGTTAATAGTATATTAGGTACAGTATATTACTGGGCTGGCGGTGGCGGAGGCGGCGGCTATTATAATGGCTATGCCGGTGACGGCGGCATCGGCGGCGGAGGTGGCGGAAGTTGTTCAGGAGGCATTGGTCCAACTAATGGTGGTGGTAACGGGCTGAATTCGGGCATCGGAGCAGCAATTGACACCAATGGCGCAGCAGGCGCTATGAACACCGGCGGCGGAGGCGGCGGAGGCGCTTGGCAAGTTACCTCCGGCGGTGCTGGCGGCTCAGGAATCGTAATCATAAGATACAATTCTTCACTGGGATCAAGTACCGGAGGCGCAGTTGCTTCAGTAGGAGATATGGTAGTGTGCGTAGATGCTGGAAATCCGCTATCATATCCTGGATCAGGTACATTTTGGAGAGACGTTAGTGGTAGCGGCAATAACGGGACGCTTGTTAATGGCGTTGGATATAACTCAGCTAATTTAGGATCTCTAGTTTTAGATGGAGTAAATGATTATGTTAGTTTGGGATCGTTTTTCACTTATCAAAACTTTACTATAAGTGTGTGGGTAAACCCAGGTACTACGCAAGTTCAATATGCAGACATTTTTGATAACTCGCACACCGGAACACGAAGCTTTGTGCTACAACAAGACAGCACGAATACAAATGTTTATGGATTCGGCACACATGACGCTACCGGCGGTATAAGTGCTGTTGGAGGAATTTCTCTGACAGCCAACATTTGGACTAATATAACAATGACGTTTACTCCTTCTGACAGAGCAATTGTGTATGTTAATGGTGTATTTTTAAATCAAGGCGATCTTGCAAACAATAGAAACATTTTATATGATGGTCAATCATTAGATATTGGCAGATGGAATTTAGGCGATAGAAACTGGAATGGAAAAATAGCAAGCTTTGTAGCTTACAGCAGAGTGCTTACCGCAGTAGAAATACTACAAAATTTCAATGCACTAAGAGGGAGATTTAATTTATGACACATTTTGCTAGAGTACAAGATGGAACTGTAACGGAGGTTATAGTCATCGAACAAGATATGATTGATACTGGTTTGTGGGGCCCTCCCCAAGAATGGATTCAAACTAGTTACAATACCCACGCCGGTGTTCATACGCAAGGTGGCACACCATTAAGAAAGAATTATGCTGGTGTTGGTTATTCATATGATGAAGCTTTGGATGCATTTATCCCTCCGAAGCCATTTGATAGCTGGGTACTTGATGAAACTATTGGTCAATGGAAAGCCCCTATAGACTACCCCGATGATGGTAATGCATATGTTTGGAATGAAGCAGTTCAACAATGGGAACTGTCTACCATTGAACCATTAATGGGAGAATAATAATGGCAATCGCTTCCGGTCCAAATATCGCTGCTCCTACTGATACTGTCAGAGTTTTTGCAACTTCTGGAGTCTTTACCCCGTCCTTTACAGGTACAATTGAAGTTCTTGTAGTTGCCGGCGGTGGTGGGGCCGGATCAGATATGGGAGGCGGCGGCGGCGGCGGAGGCGTCATTAGCAATACGAGTGTATCAGTAACCTCAGGTACACCAGTAACTGTTACAGTTGGTGCTGGAGGTGCAGGAGCCCCTGCAGGTACTGGTGGACACGCAACTACTAAGGGAACAAATGGCGGAAATAGTATATTTGGTAGCAATACTGCTGTTGGTGGTGGAGCAGGCGGAACATCATACTATACGTTTGGTAACAGTTTTGGTAATAGTGGTGGCTCTGGCGGCGGCGGGTCTGGTTATAACAACGGTGTAACCCCTGCATTGTCTACTGGAACAGGCTACGGTGCGTCTGGTACCGGTACTGCCGGACAAGGAAATCGCGGGGGCTGGGGTAACAGTTCTTACTATAGTGGTGGTGGTGGTGGCGCTGGTGGCGCCGGCACTGATGCGAATAACACACCCAATGGTGGCCCAGGCATAGCGAATGGCATACTCAATCGTAATCTTTTTTGGGGCGGTGGTGGAGGTGGCGCAGCATATAGTTTAAGTGCAGGAGGTAACGGCGGCGTTGGTGGAGGTGGTGGCGGCGCAGTCGGAGTGACTACTGGGGGAACTGGGTATAATAATGGTTCTCCTGGAGGTGGCGGTTCTCCTAACTCACAAACAAACACTCCGGGCGGCGATGGTGGCCTCAACACGGGCGGCGGCGGAGGAGGCGGCTCCCACTATAACTTCACGAATAAAGGCGGTGACGGTGGATCTGGAATTGTAATTGTCAGATACAATTCTTCTTTGGGAGAGAGTACTGGAGGAGCACCTATCTCAGTAGGAAATATGGCTCTATGCTTAGATGCTGCTAATCCTAATTCAAACGTAGGCAATCGCTCTGTCATCAACTGGAACAACTGGGTCACTGGTTCAGGCAGTATTACTGGTTATAGTCAAAACGGGGCAACGGCTGAAAACGAAAGAGTAGTTGCAAGTAATCCATGGGGTAATAATGCAGTTGTTTGGGAAGCAAGACCACTAGCAGAAACTAATGATGACGGTGGCTGGAACACAGCAGATTTTGCTATAGACAATACTCAACTATATCGTTTCTCAGTATGGGTTCGTAGAACATCAAGTACCGGTGGCGGCACATTTTATTTAGGTACTGGAAGTAACGGCGGCCTGCGCAAAATGAGTGATGATACAGCAGCAGACAATCCGTATTGGGAGTGCAGCGGTACTAGTGGGTTAGCACAGAATACTTGGTACTTGTTTGTAGGTCATATATATCCAGCCAACACTACATTCACTGGTAGAAATCCTACTACTGGATATTATACTATTAACGGTAGAGCCGGTGATATAAACGGGTGCAACATTGGCACCGGTGATTTAAAGTGGAATTCCAATTCAACTACAAGTCTACATAGAACGTATTTGTATTATTGTGCAGATAACACTACAAGATTACAATTCTATCAACCAAGAGTAGATTTGTGTGATGGCACAGAACCTAATATCCAAGAACTACTGCAAAACGCAGGCAATACGTGGTATGATATAAGCGGCAGTAACAACAACTGTACATTTCTAGATTTGCCTTCTACTAACAATGGGTTTTATACTTTTAACGGTACTAGTAATTACGGTACAATTATCAATAACGCTACTTTGAATTTTGCTTCTGCTCAATCGTTACAGATAGTAATGAGACACACATATACCTCAGGTAGAAGAAATCCATGGGACCAAGCGTATGGCGGGTATGGTACTTGGACACACGAACAAGGCGAAAACATCAGCGGCTTCTACGGAAATGCAGGATCAAACGCTGAACCATATGTGGGGGTAGGAAGCCCGACAACCCCTAGAAGTGTTTGGAATGTAATATCTACTGTTAGAAGCACTAGTCAATATAAATGGTATCTAAATGGAGCGTTGAGTGTAACCACAGCTAATCCATATGGGGTTTTAGCTAACACACCAGCCAACATCACCATAGGTAATGGCTATGCAGGATTTTGGCAAGGTGATATGGCTATGGTTACTGCTTACACTAGGGCACTATCTGATGCTGAAGTAGCACAAAACTTTAATGCTATACGCGGGAGATTCAACTTATGAGTGTAGCATCCGGTCCTAAAATAGTTACTGATGGATTACTGTTTGGTTATGATATGTATGATCCGCAGTCGTATAGAGGAGCAGCCGTATCAAACCAATTTGCGGTCCCTACTCCCGATGGTAGCAATAATGTTGCCTTTCAAGTTCAAGGCACCGGAACGTTTCAGCGAACATATTCAGGAACATTTGATAACTACTCTATTACGAATAATGATGTAGTATACCGATATGATTTAGTTGCAGCAGGCGGATGCTATTACCATGGCAACGATGTTAGTATTACTGCTGGTCAGTGGGCAACGTTTACATTTGATTATTATATTTCCCCGGGTGCTGGCGGATATCCTGTTACCAACTATCTCGCTAATTTTGAATCGGCAGTAAGTAACTCAGCAGCCGATCCTACGCCGACAGTAACCGGCGTTTGGAAAACGGCTACATTTACTGCTCAGGCCGGATCTACTGGCACATGTAGAATGTTATTATATCCAGGTGCATGTAACGGAACTAGTTTAGCTACTAGTGGATTCATTCTTTATAGAAACCCTCAGGTATTAATTAGTTCATCTAGTAACTTTACTGCTCCGTTTGTAGGTCCGTTTGGCTCCAGAAGCTCAACTAATGCACTGCTAGATGTTACTGGAAGTAGAACAATAACTATCAATAGTTTAACCTACGCATCTAATAATACATTTAGCTTTAACGGATCAACCGACTTCTTAACTATCCCTACAATTAGTTTAGGTAATGGAAATCTGCCATGGACTGTTAGTGCTTGGGTTAAAACTACTACTGATGCAACCGGTCTTGGTCAAGGTTCAATACTGTCCAACTTAAGTGGCGGACCAGTATACTCAGCTTTATGTGTAAACAGCGGAAAGATTGCATATTGGACTTATCAAAACTCTGCATGGGCACAGAAGTTAGGCGTTGGTACAACTGTCAACGATAATAACTGGCATTTGCTAACTTGGGTAAACAATTCTAATAGTACGATGGCTATGTATGTAGACGGGGTATTAGACAGTAATGTGGCAAACTCTACATCAGGAAATAATAACCCGGTTGATACAATAGGCAACTCTTGGAACGCAAAATTTGCAGGTAGCATACCCGCTATACAAGTGTATAATGTCGCACTGACAGCAGAACAGGTTGCATTAAACTTTGCTGCATTTAGAGGGAAATACGGAGTATGACACAATTAGGAAACAACATTGACCCTGCAACTCAAGCAATAAGAATTTCATTCTGTACCACTTGTGAAGAAAACATTGAACTACCCTATCCAAAATGTAGACTTAATGATATTCCACTTTCAGTGCAAACCTCAGAAGAACAAGAAACATGTCCGCTCAGTAAATGGTGATAAGTATAGTGTGATCAACGTATTCTTATTAGACTATTATACTCGCCTTCGGGCCTGGCATGATCTTAGAGAATCTTTAAAAAATGGTGATACACAAACCATATGTGTTGAGGTCGATAGATTTTGGCAACGAGCACCAATCAGTTCTCACTACCTGCATCCAGCAGATGTAGTAGATTGGCCCGGACCTTGGGAACTTATTAGTGATAATGATTATTGCAAGTATTCCCGAGCTTTGGGAATGGTATACACGCTAATGCTATTGGGTATCAACGACATTGACTTTGTTGACGCAATAGATTATAATAGAGAAAATGTAGTATTAGTTTTAGTTGATGACGCAAAATATGTGATGAATTACTGGCCCGAGTCGGTATTAAATACATCTCTCGCAGACTTCACAATAACAAAGCAAATCAATATCAGTTCATTAAAAAAGAAAATAGGCAACGAATGATTAATGTAAAGAAACGATCGGGTAACACAGAGCCGCTTGCCCTGGAAAAGTGGCAACAACAGATTACAAAGGTGTGCAATGGCACGGCTGATGTAAGTCAATCCATGATAGAAATCAAAGCACATCCACAGTTTTATGATGGCATCACTACACGAGAGATTGATGAAATCACTCTTAGAGCTATCGTGGACTTGATTGATGTTGAAAGTAATCCTGATGTTGGACACGTTAATTATCAATACGTTGCTGGTAGACAACGACTTTCTATGCTTCGTAAAGATGTTTACGGAGACTACCAAGTACCACACTTGTATGAAATTGTTAAGACTAATGTAGCAACAGGCCTATATACTAATGAACTTTTAGAATGGTATTCCGAAGACGATTGGAATAAGATGAATGACTTCATCGAACATGAAAAGGATGAGGAGTACTCATACGCAGCAATCGAACAGATGATTGAAAAATATCTTGTTCGCAATAGAGCAACAAAAGAAATCTACGAAACTCCACAAGTTCGCTATTTGATTGCGGCTGCAACAATATTTCACCGTGAAGAAGCTAGCAAGCGCCTCAAGTTTATTAAGGAATACTACAATGCAGCGAGTGATGGTCTGTTTACCCTGGCTACTCCTGTGCTTGCTGGTCTCGGCACTCCAACTAAACAGTTTAGTTCTTGCGTCCTTATTCGCAGCGACGATGATTTGGATTCGATTTTCGCTTCCGGAGAAATGATGGCTAAGTATGCTAGCAAACGAGCTGGCATTGGATTAGAAATCGGCAGACTTCGCTCCCTCGGTTCGCCTATTCGAGGGGGCGAAATCATGCATACTGGTATGATTCCGTTTCTAAAGAAGTGGTTCGGTGACTTACGTTCTTGCTCACAGGGCGGAATTCGTAATGCATCGGCTACTGTGTTCTATCCTATCTGGCACTATCAGTTTGATGACTTGATCGTTCTCAAGAACAATCAGGGCACCGAAGAAACCCGTGTTCGTCACATGGACTATGGTGTTGTTCTTAGTGCATTCTTTTGGAAGCGGTTCAAGAACAAAGAGAATATCACATTCTTTGATCCAAACGAAGTGCCTGATTTGTATGAAGCATTCTATCAAAATACAGCAAAGTTTGAAGAACTTTATGTGAAGTATGAAAAGCGTAAGGATTTACGTAAGAAGGTAATGAGTGCTGAGGAAGTCTTTAAGGGAGGCATTCTTAAGGAACGCACTGACACAGGTAGAATCTATCTTGTGTTCATTGACAACGTTATGAATCAAGGTCCGTTCGACCCTGAGTATCATACAATCTATCAATCAAACCTCTGTGTCGAGATCCTTCTTCCCACAAAGTCATTCAAGCGTCTAGATGATCCTGCAGGACGAATCGCACTTTGTACCCTCGGGAGTATGAATTGGGGTGCGTTTAGAAATCCAGAAGATATGCGTAGAGCATGTCGGATTCTATTGCGCAGTCTAAACAACATTCTTGATTATCAGGACTTCTTGTCAATTCAGTCTAAGCTGTCAAACGATGAGATTAGACCAATTGGTATTGGTGTAACTAATCTTGCATACTGGCATGCCAAACGTGGATACAAGTACGGCGAATCAGAAGCACTACAAGACGTAAAGAGTTGGGCAGAACATCAAACATATTATTTGATGGAAGCCAATGTTGAACTTGCTAAAGAACGTGGTAAGTGCTTAGACAGTGACAAGACTCGTTATGGTAACGGAATCTTCTCTTGGGAGCTTCGCTCAAATGGAGCTAACGAACTAGCTGACTTTACTCCTGAACTTGAATGGGAAACGCTTCGTGCGGACATGGTAGAATACGGGGTGCGTAATGCTACAGTAGGTGCAATTGCTCCAGTAGAATCAAGTTCAGTAGTTATCAATTCTACTAACGGAATCGCAATGCCAATGAGCTTGATTAGTGTTAAGGAAAGTAAGGCTGGGTCATTCATTCAGGTTGTCCCTGAATATCAAAAGTTGAAGAACAAGTATCAGCTTATGTGGGACCAAACAGATTGCGTAGGTTATCTCAAGACCTCTGCTGTTCTTGCTGCTTATATGGATCAGTCAATCAGTACTGACACATTCTATAACCCTGCTCACTTCCCTGATAGAAAAGTCCCAACTACTCTTATCGCAAAGAACTTGATGCTTGCTCATAAGTGGGGAATTAAGACTCTCTATTACAGCTTGATTAACAAGAAGGGTTCTAAAGAAGAGGAAGATGAAGCACCACTAGAAGTTATTGACTTCTTTGAAGATGATGGTGATTGCGAAAGCTGTAAATTATAATGTTAGAAACAATTTGCGATATTTTAAAGGATGCCTATGCTCGTAACTGGATTACTAGCCGCGACGGCAACATCAGTATTCGCCATCATGACCGTGACCACTTCTATATCACACCTAGTGGTGTAAGAAAGCAGACACTACAGCCCGATCAATTCAAAAAGATTGGGTTAAATGAGAACGGCTGGCAAGTTTTACCCTACACCGCTATCTCTAGTGAGCTACAGCCAAGCGGAGAGATTCCCCTGCACTATGGCTTACTAAAAGCTTTAGGTCAGCACAGTGATGACATTCGTGTTGTAGTCCATGTTCACCCTACATACTGTGTTGCTGCAATGCACGCCGGTATTAACTTGAATGAGCTTGTGATACACTTCCCTGAGTTGGGCAGGTACACTAGAGTCGCTCCAAATGTAGGCGATGTTCCTCCTATCAGTGAAGAACTTGCTACACAATGTCATACTAACTTAGGACTTGACAGTGAAGGCAATATTGCTTATGACATTGTAGGCATTAAGGGGCATGGTGTAGTTGCAATTGACACTACTCCCTGGCGAGCATATGAACATATTGAGCGTCTAGAACATATTTGTAAAATCGTATTAGCATCGGGGAATTATTAAATGAGCAAGAGTCAATATAATCTAACTACAAAAACAGACTATCTTAACCGCAAGATGTTTCTTGACCCAGCAGGCCCTGTAACTATTCAACGATTTGAAGAAGTAAAGTATCAGAAGCTACAAAAGATTGAACAATCAGCCCGTGGATTCTTTTGGGTTCCGGAAGAAGTTAATCTCTCTAAAGATGCTAATGATATGAAGGATGCAAGCGAAGCCGTTGCTCACATCTTTACTAGCAATGTTCTTAGACAGACTGCACTTGATAGCTTACAAGGCAGAGCACCAGCGCAAGTCTTTACTCCTGTCTGCTCTATACCTGAACTTGAAGCTATTATGAGCAACTGGAGCTTCTTTGAAACAAATATTCACTCTCGTTCATACAGCCATATCATTCGCAACATCTATAATGTTCCTAAAGAAGTGTTCAACACAATTCATGACACTCAGGAAATCATCGATATGGCTTCTAGTGTAGGTGATTATTATGATAAGCTACATGCTCTTAATTGTAAGAAAGAACTTGGAATAGCTGTAGCCGAACAAGAACATATCAATGCAATTTGGCTAGCTCTACATGCTTCTTACGCTCTTGAAGCTTTCCGCTTTATGGTATCGTTCGCTACAAGTCTCGCAATGGTCGAAAATAAGATGTTCATGGGTAATGGCAATATCATCAGTTTGATTCTACAAGACGAACTCTTGCACAAAGAGTGGACTGCTTGGATGATTAATCAGGTTATCAAAGAAGACCCTCGTTTTGCTAAGGCAAAGATTGACTGTGAACATGAAGTTCGTAAGATTTACGAAGATGTAATTCGTGAAGAAAAAGAGTGGGCTGCATATCTCTTTAAGAAGGGTCCAGTAATCGGTCTCAACGAAAAGATTATGATGGATTTCGTTGACTACAACTCCGTAGACGCTCTTAAGCAGATTGGTATTAAGTATTGGAATCCAGCGCCAAAGACTACTCCTATTCCTTGGTTCAACAAGCATATGGATACCAGTAAGAAGCAAACTGCACTTCAAGAATCAGAATCAACCTCATATGTAATCGGAGTGATGAGTGATTCACTAGATTACGATGAACTACCGAATTTATAAGGAGAAAAATAATGAGAGCAATTGTATGGTCAAAGGATCACTGCCCCTATTGTGTGCAGGCAAAGACACTTCTAGAACAGAAGGGTATTGAATACGAAGAAAAGAAGATTGGTGAAGGGTACACTAAGGAAGACTTGCTTGAAGCAGTTCCTAATGCACGTACCGTACCTCAGATTTTCCTCGACGGAGAACTCGTCGGTGGATTTACAGAACTTCGTGCTAAGTTTTTAGCAGAAGCAGCATAAGAAAGAAAAAAATATGACAATTAAAGTTGGAGAAACCTATACATTCAAGCTCACGAGCGGTGAAGAAGTTGTAGGAAAAGTTACTGATATTCAAGATAATTATCTATCCTTAAAGGATCCAGTATCAGTTGCCCCCGGTCCCCAAGGATTGGGATTGATACAGAGCATGTTTACCGCAGATCCAAAGGATCCTGCAAGACTAAATATTAATAACGTAACTATCTTTGCATTGACAGATGACAGTGTTAAGGTAAAGTATATTGAGGCTACTACTGGTTTAGTGGTCCCGGACAAGAAGTTAATTTTAGGATGATATATGGGAAAACCACTAAGTAGAATAGGCGATATTAACACGGGCGGCGGAAAGATTATTAGAGGAGCAAAGACTGTCTTCGCTAACAATCGTCCGGTTGGACTGCACGTAAGTAAAATAACTCCTCACCCTGCCGGTGGTCCACATAAAGCATCGGTAACCCTTACTGGAAGCCCAACTGTATTTGCTGAAGGTGTTCCGGTATTAAGAGTTGGGTCAAGCACCACATGCGGTCACCCGATAATACAGGGTAGCCCTACTGTATTTGTGAGTTAAAAATAATATGGCTGATACTGGAACACAAAGTCCGCTTGGAATTAACGTAGTTGGTTCTTATCTACAAAATCAGGGTTTAACAATCAATCCTATAGCAGCATCTTATATGGGTGCTAGTAAAACAAATACCGATTACACTTTTGGCACATTAGTTAGCGGAACATGTTTAAGAATGCTCACTTGGGCAATCAATGATGCATATCTAAGAACTCTAGTGACATCTGGTGTTTATAATAATCTTATTGCAATAGGGTCAGCATCAATTCCTGCGTTAGGTAACTCAAAACCAGCCTCATATGTTGCGATTGATCCAGCTGGTATATGGGCACGACCTGCAGATTCAGTGACCCCATCTATTTCAGAGAAGTACGGAATTCAGCAGGGTGTCTCCGGTGCATTGCCCGGACCTGCAACTTCTGGATATAGCATTACGAGTGCTACTAATCAGGGTCAGGAAGCAACCTGGTTGCCATATGATAGTTCCAACCCGAATGCAGCCGTCACTCAATGGGGATATATTAGACTACATGCATTACAAGCATGGAATGAATTCAATTGGAATGGAGGAGAAGTATCAGCAGCTAATCCGGAATATCCGGAGTTTTTGGCATCCTTTCTGTCTGCATTGTCGTTTGTAGAAAGTGTTAGCCAAACTGTTATGTCTAACCAAAATGCAAAAACGTTTTTGGACGGCACATTCAGTAACATGGACGATTTGATCAGTGCTGATGTATTTGGTGTAAATTTAGCAAATAAAGAATTTGGTCAGGATTTAGAAAATTTAGGAAAAATTCTTAACCTAAGTGATATTTCTTCTTTTGGATTACCCTCGTCTCTATTAAAAATATTAGGAGAAAACAACGCAGTAATACCAGATTTAGTATTAGCATTGTTGTCAGCAGGGTTAGAAAATACTGAATTGCAGCAACTAGTATCTGGAAAACTACAGTCCCCCACAAAAACACAAGAACGACAAATTTACAGCGCCTTCTTAATTATGGTTGGTGAAAACCTTAGCGATATAATAGCACCTCTACAATGTCAAATAGAGGGCTTAGAAAGCTTAGCAGATTTACTTGATGTAAAAAAACTATTCCCTAACAGCTATCAATCATTAACTGTTCCTAAGTACAACGGTGAATTAGGACTCCCCACTAATAGTAAAACATATTATCCTTTGTATATCTTCGGAGGATTAAATCCAGCATTAACTAGTCCTGATATGGATACTTATGTAGGAGCGCAGACACCTAATAATGTTCCCTCAGCAGTTTCTAGTATTCAATCAGTAGATAATACAGTAGCGTTAATCAAAGGATTTGGTTCGTATCTACGTGGCGTAATACCATTAGAACAAGCAGTTGCTGCCGGCGCGTTCTCATTTGCTATGCGCCAAATCAGAAACATTGATAGAGCAGACATTCAACAGTTCGCTAGAGCAGTCAAGTCCTTAGAAAGCACTATTGATTTTCCCCTTGTCAGTGGAACAAGTAAGCCGACTAGTCAAGAGGCAATCGACAGCTTACAACTAAAAGAAGCATTAGGTTCGGGACCATATGGCACTTATACTATGTCAGATTTCTTTGGTTCTATGTCCGGTCTTCCTTATCCATGGGAAAATCTATATAATAGAATGCTAGAGGCAGAAACTGATACATTAAAATCGATATATCGTGACCTATTTTTAGCAGTGTCATGGAAACCGGCTACTGTTAGTGTGCAGTATACCTCTTATGTAGTTGAATCTCCTCCAACTGTATTCACTACATATTATAATGTTACAGGTGTTACGCTTACTGATCTTGGTGGAGGATATGGTAGAGGCGGCGCAGCAGCACCTACTATTTCTATTAACGGTGGCAGTGGAGCAACTGCTACTGCTACTATAGAAACTGATGATTTTCTTGTTGGATCAAATGGCGGCGGCTTGTTTGGTAGAGTGACCTCAGTAGAGCTAACCAGCTCAGGAACTGACACGACTACTCTGCCGACCGTAACAATAGAGGCCCCGCCTACATCAAACGGTGGCGGAACAAACACCGCAGCCGGTACAACCGGCTGGCCAAGTCCAATGAATGCAGTAGTACAGAATTATATTGACTTAGCTAATGCAGAAATTTCATTAATTTCTCAGAATAATTTAGAAGTAACTCAGTTATTGAACACGTATTGGAATATATTAGGTGGTCAATTGGTTATTGAACAACGAGCTAGGTACACTGCATTGCCACCGGTAGCAGTACCTAAAGATTTATTTGCCTATCCATATCCATCGACTATCAATTCGTTTGTTGACTCTATTCCTACTATCGCACAAGATACTAAACCGCATATGTCTGCACAAACACTAGAAGCAATTTGTAATTTAGACACTTTGGGCGGACAAAGCGCGGTAGTTCAAATGAGACAAGAACGAAATCAAATTAGATTGATTTCTGCTGGAATTCCGTTAGATAATCATATTGCAGATACTATGTCTCTCATGGATGAGAAAACACTTACTACTAATGGAACTATTCCAGCGGCTATCAATAACCCAATTACAAGTCCTATTATTGATATAGTCAAAGAGGATCCGGGAACATACGGAAATGTTCTTGTAGGTGTAACCGGCTTTACTACCGCAAGTTGGCCTACAAATAAGCTTGGCAATCGTGTTATTACTCCTAGACCCAATGGCACGTATTTCCCCTCTGACTCAACCTTGATTGGGGAATTTTTAACCACAAGAACAACGTCACCGGGAGACATAACTCCTATTTTAAATGGAGTTTCGGTTGCGGTGGTAGGACCCACAGTCCCTTCTTCACTAAATCCAATTGTTAGACCGGACAGAATTATCATTTCTACTCCGGAGCAATTAGCTACAGATATTCCTTTTGAAGTAGATTCAGACTATACCGGGAGTACTCTATACCCGGCAGTATATTCAGTAAACGAAGCTATTGAGCGTGTAATTGAATGTAACTGCGATTGTTGGATTAATTAACCCAAAACACATTGCAAATCCCTGCAAAATATTCTATAATTCTTAATAAAGGAAATAATATGTCATACCTGTTTACCAGTGAATCAGTATCCGAAGGTCACCCAGATAAAATAGCCGACGCCATCAGTGATGGTGTATTAGATATGGTTATGAGTAATTTGGATCCAGCATTACGATGTGCGTGTGAAACGTTAGTAACAACTAATAAAGTAATTGTTGCTGGCGAGTTTAAAGGCGAAATTGATCCGCTAGATTTAGACTACATAATTCGTAAAGTGATCAAAAATGTTGGGTACGAACAGGAAGGATTTCATTGGCAAACCGCTGACATAATCAATTTGATGCACGGACAAAGTCCAGACATTGCATTAGGTACTGATAATTTCGGTGCAGGTGATCAAGGATTGATGTTTGGTTATGCAGTCAACGAAACAGAAAACAACATGCCAGCAGCAATCTATTATAGTCATAAGATTGTAGAGACCCTAACTCATTTGAGAAAGAATGACGGTCAAATTTGGATGGGACCTGATAGCAAGAGTCAAGTAACCGTTGAATATAATGACGATGGTACAATCAACAGAATTGATAAGATTGTTTGCTCATCACAGCATCACCCTGACGTTGATATCAGCGAAGTTCGTAATGGTATTGAACAGATTATTCGTGCTGTTGTACCAACAGATTTGATTGACAAAGAAACTAAGTTCTTGATTAACCCTACAGGTAGGTTCGTGATCGGAGGACCAGACGGTGACACTGGACTTACTGGGCGTAAGATTATCGTTGATACATATGGCGGCGCAGCACCACACGGCGGCGGCGCATTCAGCGGCAAGGATCCGACAAAGGTTGACCGCAGTGCTGCTTACATGGCTCGTTACATTGCTAATAATATTGTAGCAAGCGGCAAAGCAACTTGGGCACAGATTCAGCTTAGCTATGCAATCGGGGTTGAAGAACCAACTAGCTTCTACGTTGACAGTGATGGTGAAAGCAAAGACTTAGAAAAGTATATTCTAGAGAATGTAGATTTAACTCCTAAGGGTATTATTGAAAGATTTGACCTGTTTAGACCAATCTATAGTTCTACTACTAACTATGGTCACTTTGGAAAATCGTATCTCCCTTGGGAAAAAGTTGATCTTTTTAGTTGACATGATTATCAAAAACTGATATTATCAGTCATAAATAAAGAGCAACGAAAGGTTCTACTTATGGCTACCCCTAAAACTGTTCTTATTGGTGATCGTGTTCGTTATGAGTCTGCTGCTGGTACTATCAGTGGTGAAGTAGTTAAGATTATGCGGGCTCCCAACGCAGCGGGCAAACTAATTGATTGGATTTACGTTGAATATCCTAACGAAAAGTCTCCTTGCAACTACTCTATTGCCCGGCTTGCTGATACTTATCTTGAAACGATGAAGTTTGTAGTCACTTTCCGCGACTACACTCATGAAGAATCCGCTGCCGCCTAATATTCATTTTTTGGAAGAAAACGGTTGACATTGGTTACCCATTTTGCTATAGTAAATTATAAGCTGAGAAAACGGAGATATCAAATGTTTCAAGTCGGTGATATGGTTCAAGGTTATAGCTATGATGCACATGGCAACGAAGTTCTGATTGTTGGCGCCTATATGGACACTACTAATGATCCTGAGGAAATGATTCAGGACATCATCGTTCGCACTGCTGATGGTCGCACTGTTTATCTTGATGAACAAGGTGCCCGCCCCTATCGTCCTCGCTAAGGAGATTGTCTATGTGGACTCTTGCAAAAGTTCGTGATGGTTTTGCCGACCTCGGAAATGAAAAGTTTCATACCTTTGCTATCAAGTGTGACGGTGAAGTTATCGGTCAGCTTAAGTGGACGTATCGCCCCAAAAATGCAGGCGGCTACGCATGGCAGGGTAAGATTTTCAAGAGTAAGAAGCATTTTGGTATGGATGTTTCGTTCTTTGATAAGAATAAACAGAATGTTCTCAAGTGGTTTAAGGAGTATAAGTAATGAGTTTTTGGTTGATTGTATACCTGTTCACGCAGGAAGGCGAGTTTGTTGCTAAAGATATATATGAGTCTGCTAACAAAGAGCAGTGCGTAGAGTTTGCCGGACAAGTGGCTAAGACCATCGTCAACAGCGATTTGCAGGCGCAGTTTTATTGCACTAGCGATGAAGACTATCGCATTCAGCGTGGACTTGACCAGTGAAGTTTTGGCTCATTGTCTTCTTCCTCACTCCTGAGGGAGAGTATCTGTCTAAGCAAGAAATGCAACTTAGCAATAAGACTATGTGTGAATTGGTAGCTGAACAATATCCCGCTCAAGTTCGTGAAGGGCCCGTAAAGACTATCTGCGTATCCGATGACCACTATACAGGTAAAAAGCAAGATAAAAACGTACCGTTTGACTGATTAGGTCATTTTTCGGTTGACTCTTACCCAAAACTAGTGTAGTGTTAATTATAAGCTGTGAAAACGGAGATACGAAATGCAAGTTAAAGTTATCTATTTTGACCCTGCAACATCTGCAATGGACACTGTTGCTCTCGTGAATGTCCCCAAGCACCAGGTGGGCTTCAAAGAAGCGGATATAGATGCATGTGAATATGCTTTTACTCGCACACAGAACATTTTTGGTTCATGGAGTATGGGACCGACTTTTGAAGACGGTGAGCATAACGAAGATTTCAGCGAAAACGTTGAAGTTATCATGCCGCTCATGACTGTCGGTGGTCGCAAGTATGGTCATCGTAGTTCAATGATTGGTGACCTCTTTGTTATCAACGGTAACATCTATGTATGTGACACATTTGGATTCAAACTTTATGAAAAAGAACTCGTTTAAGGATAAATGTAAAATGTATTGGATTCATAAGAATTTTGGTTTCCTTCAACTCTCGTTCTATGCTGCAATCGGTGTGGGACTTTTAGTTTTAGGTTATCGTCCGTAACAATATGATAATGAAAATCCTAAGTAATCCCGACATTAAATACACTTGATGAGAATCAACGGTTTAATTTTTGGAGGGATGATAAACTCGGATGAGCCTTCTCGTCCGAGTGATATGCACGGAATTAATTTTAGTTCCGTGCGCCGCCATGCCGGTTCACACCGAATCGCTTCATTTCTTAGACAGAACGGAATTGATGTTGAAGTTATTGACTTCGCCCCAAGTTGGACGTTTGAAGAATTCAAAGAACTTATAAAATCACGAGTGAATGCTAACACTAAGTTTGTTGGTTTGGGTGCAATATTCAACATGAATACTGAAACCCTTTATTATTCTTTTACGTGGTTGAAGCAAACATATCCTGATATATTGATTGTTACTGGTTCTACAGAGTTTCATAATGTACACTTGATTCCTGCTGATTACATGGTAGTGGGTTACGGTGAACTTGCTATACTTGAAATCTTAAAAGGTACTGCAAAGTATAAAGAAGAAGTAATCGATAAAGAAGGAAATAAAAGAAGAACAGTTCACGCACTTCACGACTATCCTGCTTATCCAATGCGAAATCTTTCTATCGATTATGAAAAGAGAGATTTCCTACAACCATTCGAAGCCGTAACTATGGAAACTAGCCGCGGATGCAGATTTAAGTGTTCGTTTTGCACCTATCCGATTTTAGGAGTGAAAGATGACCACACTAGATGCACCGAAGATTTCCATGATAATTTGATGAGAAACTATGATAGCTATGGGATTCACCGATATTCAATCGCAGATGAAACGTTTAACGACCACAGCGAAAAGATCATCAAGTATGCAGACGTTGTAGAGAAACTTCCTTTTAAACCAAATTTTGGTGGATATATTAGGGCAGACCTGTTGCACACAAGACCGCAAGATATAGAACATTTAGCTAGAATGCAGTTCAATGGGCAGTTTTACGGAGTAGAATCATTTCATCGTCCTAGTGCATCTGCTGCCGGTAAAGGAATGGACCCAGCAAAAATTCAACAAGCTATTCTTGACACTAAAGATTATATCATGAAACATAATGGTTATTACAGTGGCACTATTAGCCTTATTGCAGGATTGCCATACGAAACAGAAGAAACATTAAACGAAACTAAAAAGTGGTGTGATGAACATTGGAAAACAAATCACCTAAGCTTTGCTCCGTTGTTTATCACTAGCACACATAATAATGTTAAACAAAGTACCTTATCCTCATCCTATGAAAAGCAAGGATATAGTTTAGTAGAGACAGATGAGATTATGCTAGATGAATCTCATCCTGATCTAAAGAGGATATTCCAAAGTAATAATGTTGTTCCTGAATTAAAATATTACATTAAGTCATTTATGCGTAACTGCGCGCCTACTATGTTATTATATCATTGGAAAAGTAATACAGGCATGACCGAACGTGATGCAATTCTTTGGATTGCAAATAATGTATGGGGCAAAGAAGACTACATGGACTTTGGCGTAGACCATTGGCGTATGGATGAATGGTATGTATACGGCAAAGATGATAAAGATATGCTAGGGTCATACAGAGATTTGGGAGGAGTCAGACCACCTCTTCAATCAAAGATAGACTTCATTGAAGATTATAAAAAGAAGAAACTTAATTATGTTTCAACGTGATAAGTATATAGATAGTGAGAGATACTGATGGATTTGAATAATATGGGTTCCGGCAAAAAACTGATTCAACGGGTTATTGAGTCCGGTAATATAAAAAGAATGGGCTGGACAAGGCAGCAACAGCAAGAAGCTGCCAACAAACAAAAAAATTCACAAACACCAAACACGAGAAACAAGTGAGCGACGACCGCAACAAGAGGGCAAAGCGCCTTCAGCATACTGCAAACGTAATTAAAAAGCAAATGCGTATTGCTAAAGCATTTGGATTGACTCATCTGTTAAAGCAGCCGCACAGGCTTGCGAAGCATCATGCACTAGATTGCGGCAATCCTAAATGTCAAGTGTGTCATTCAGAAAAGATTTTTAACAAGCCTACCCTACAAGAGAAACGTTTTGACCAAAGTTGCAAAACGGACAACCTAGACTCTTGACAACCCCCTAACTATCTGCTATAACTTAATCTTCGTAAAACACTAAGGAGACCTAAGTATGGTTAAAATTATCGTTGCCTTTATCTCACTCTTTCTCATTTTCTTTTTTGGGATTGATATTTTTCGGAAAATGACCGGAAAAGAAAAAATTAGCTTGACAAAGTGGTTAGGCTATAGTACATTGTGTTCGTTGCTAGCGATTGTTGCTGCAACATTAATCGTTCTACTCTTTTAAGGAAGTAAATTAAAATGAATCGTATTGCTAAGATTGCCGTTCTCGCTGGTTTGATGGCCACGACTGCTGCTTGTACTCGTATTGAAACGGGTGAAGTCGGCGTTCGTCGCGGCTTTGATAAGCAAATTCAAACTACTGAACTTCAACCTGGTTCAATCAACCAGACT